ACGGGATTACAAGGTCCTCAAGGAGTTCAGGGAATTCAAGGAGTTCAAGGCGAACATGGATTAGCTGGTGACAAATACCAGACAACATCATCTACAAATCTATTGATTCCAACAATAGGCACAACAATCACACTTACTGTAGGAACAGATTTATCATATAGTACAAATCAGACTGTTCTCATTTCGCATAATATTAGCAATCATATTCATGCCGAGATCGACTCTTATAACCCAACTACAGGAGTGATGACAGCTGTAGTTACAGACACTGAAGGTGGTGGAACTTTTTCTTCATGGATTGTAAATCTTTCAGGAGCTGTCGGAGCCGTTGGTGAACAAGGCATTCAAGGTTTACAAGGAGCTCAAGGAATTCAGGGTGAACAAGGCATTCAAGGTTTACAAGGAGCTCAAGGCATTCAAGGCGAGCAAGGCATTCAAGGCGAGCAAGGCATTCAAGGCGAGACCGGTCTAGCTAATGTATTATCAATTGGTACTGTAGTCTCTGGAAGTTTTCCAGCAGTCAACATTAGCGGAACAAGTCCAAGTCAAACCCTAGACTTTGTACTTCAAAAGGGAGATGACGGCGCTCCTGGTCCAATTGGTCCTTCAATCGAATCACTCATAGTCACAGAAACTACGACTGCTCGTACGCTTTCGCTTAGCGATACAGATCAATACATCAGATGCGTACATGTAGATCAGACATATATAACTGTTCCTCCAGAATCTGCTGTCGCATGGACAACTGGAGCAGTAGTTTATTTTCGTCGTGCTACTACAGCCGGAGCTATTAACCTTGTTGCTGGAGTTGGAGTCACTATCAATGGGGGTTCTCTTGCACCGACTATTCTTGCAGACCAAAACTTTGCAATTAAAAAGGTAGACGCAAACGTTTGGGATTTGATATAAACAATTTACAGCATGGAACTGAAGAATATTATAATGCAACAGCACCGACGTTCTTATGGACCGGCGCTTGATATTGCCTTTTCTACAGACAAGTCTAATGTTAGTCGAACAGGTCCAAATCCTATTCATAGTCGTGCAAGCTCAGGCACATTTGTAAACCAAAACGGGCGCATCGTCGGCAAGACGCGAAGCACTACGTCGCTCAATCCGGCTAGGGTTCCAGTTGGTGGTGTTGCTGTGTTTGAGGTTCCATCTGGCAGTGTTGTCGGTTGGCTCAACAACTCAGTCGTTGTTGTGATGGAAGATACCGACGGCGATGACCAAGTTGGCGCGCAAAGGCACGTTACTGGCACACTAATCCACAAGACCGACACAGCGATCACACTACTTGTGACTAGCAAGGTCGGTACCACAACACTTTCGAGTTGGTCTGTCTCTTATCGCGGGCTTCGCAACGACCATGATCCGATTACCGGTTTATGTCGAGGTGCTTTACTAGAACAAAGTAAAACAAATATAGTAGAAATGTCAGAAAGTTTTGACAATACATCTGTTTGGACTCAGGTAAGACTCGTATCACAGCCGATAGCAAATACTGACATTGCACCAGATGGATCACTCACTGCTGAAAAATTTATTCCGTCAAACACACTTGATAATCATCGAATTGATGATCCTACAATTGGGTTAGTTTCTGGTTCAAGTTATACAGTTTCAGCTTTTGTAAAAGCTGCTGGCTATACTGGTTTTGGAATACATGTAGGATCTGCTCCATCTTTCTCAACTACCTTTAGTTTAACTGGATCCGGATCTGTCACGAGCACAGCAACGGGGTGGAGCGCTCGCATATATCCATATAGAGATGGATGGTATCGTTGTTGTGCTACATTTACTGCTACAACTGCAAACAGACTCTATCTATTTGTTGGTCAAACTGGAACAACGTTTACCTATGCTGGAGATACTATAAGCGGTATCGTTGTTTGGGGTGCACAGTGTGAATTAGGTCTTGAAAGCAGCTATATACCAAATTATCGACTTGGGAGTGTCATTCGAAGTGCAGATGTGTATAGCATTACAGGTGCATCATTTACTAACTTTTGGAATAGATTTGCTGGAACTTGTATAGTCGTAGCAAACTCTTCTAGCGATAACGGATCAAGATTTGTATCGAATAACTTGGCAGCAAGAACTGTAGAAATATATGGCCAGACACTATTTACTTTCTTTGAAGCTTCTGGGGCTCAAGAAGTAAGAATAACAAATTCGGGATCATTTCCAGCGAAAATTGGTTTGGCATATGCAGTCAATGACTATCAAAGTGCTTTTAATGGCACTTTGGGAGGAGCTGATACAAATACAGGTGGCACAATTCCCAATTCGACAGAATTTTGGATTGGTAGTTTGGCTAATAATTCAAATAGAACAAATGGACATATTGCATCAATTCGATACTATCGTAATAGACTATCAAATGCCCAACTACAAGCCCTTACAACAACCACATCTGAAACAATTACTTACAACGGAGTTGCCATCACGTACAACGGTGTCGGACTCTTAGAAACATCATAATATATAAACTATGCCAATAGATTTAGGAAACTCACCAACAGGAACACCACCGACAGCGGAAGAAAAAACTCAGATTCTTTCAGCACTAGGAATCGGGGACGCCGCGACTCGTTCTGGAGCAGAAAACCTGTCGAATAAGACTTTAATTAGTCCTGCATTTAGCGGTACAGCTAGTGGACAGTTAGACATACCGTCACAAAGCACTGTTAACGAATTTAGTGCACTAACTCGTACGACGTTGCGGCGTGAATTATTGTCTTCAAGCAGTGTCATACAGAGATTTAACATCTATCGTCCACTTGCGAGTCGTGGAGGACTCAATGCTGCAAACATTAGTAGATCTGGAACGACATACGTTGACCACAGTGATAGTGCCCAATTGAGCACGGGCGTAGCGTCATCACATGATCATACAACATGGGCCGAACATAATTTTGGTGTATGTTATATTAACTTTGCTTCTGGAGGATCAATGGGTTGGGGTTCGCCTTTTTCTTTTAATTTGCGCATTGCAAACTGTTCTGCTAACGGCAATCCAATATACTATGCTGGAGTTTCAAGTTCATCATCTGGTGGTGTGCCAACTGGGCGCGGAGTTGGTCTTTTCTTAGCCTCAGATGGATATCGATTATGGGCACAAAGCGGTGTTTCGTTCTCTGCAACAGGAGATGCAGCTACAGATACAATCACAGCAACTGGACATAATTTTGTCAATGGGGATATTATACGATTCACTGCCTTGACTGGTGGAGCTGGACTTGTTACGACATCTTGTTATTTTGTGATCAATGTATCTGGAAATACTTTTCAATTGTCAAACTCTAGCGGTGGATCAGTTTTAGACTTTACGACTAATATTACTGCTGCTACGATTCCTACGTTGCCAACATATTCATCTGTGCTAAGTGGTTTCCCAGCTGCGTCAAACGGATTCCAAGTTAACCAAAACGTATTGATAAGCTCAGATGGCTTAGGCACTGCTTCTCTGTTTTATAGTCAAGCAGGAAACACAATAGGCAACACTCCAGTTGCAACTATCGCCGTTCCAAGTTCTGGTAATACCATAACTAACATGCGTCTTAGCGTAACTGGAAGAGGTCCTTTTGGCACAGCTGGCACAAACTCTGGATTTGGAATCATGTGCGCCACCTTTGCCCCATTCGCAGTATAATATGATTGATTATATTCTTAAATTTCCATCGAAACAGATTGCTGAACAGTTTGGACTCGTTAATGGTTTTGCACAGCAAGATCTAGATGGAAATATAGTTTCCACACTAGCGAGTCACGAACATGCTTTGTATGAAATTGGCGAACACAACGGAGACGGTCAATATTGGGTACTTTTTCGTGATCTTGTTGATATAGCCATACCAGATGGTGGTGAAGTGTTTATCGTTTGGTCATCAAATCAGACAACACATGATACGGATGGCAATGAAAGTTATATTCCACGACCGACTAGTGATCATAATGTACCCAATATCTGGTGGGCCTAACCTATAAAAATTCATGTTTTGTGGTCATTATTATAGCGCATTATAACCGTTCAAGACAAAATATTATAAAGTTGAAATGCGAAAATGTATAAATAGTTAAAGTATGAGTAAAACAAAAGAGTTTATCGATAGCATCATAAACAATGATGCGTCTGCTTCATCATCAAGCTTCAATGCTTTGATACGTGACAAGGTACGTACAGTACTTGATGTCAAACGAGTTGAATTGACATCAAATATCTACAATTCTCCAGTTCAAAAGGAAGATTGAAAAGCAATTTTTTATAAATAACCAGATGAAGTTAATAACAGAACATTCTGAAGACCTCAGATACATTTCAGAAGCGGCTGAAAACGGTGAAAAGAAATTTATCATCGATGGCATCTTTATGCAAGCCGAGCAGGTAAATCGCAATCGTCGTATTTACCCTAAAAAAGTTTTAGAAAGTGCAGTAAACAAATATGTTGCTGACTATGTTAATAAGGGACGTGCAGTCGGTGAGCTTAATCATCCAGACGGTCCTACAATTAACCTTGATAAAGTTTCACATCGCATTACCGAACTTCAATGGAACGGCAATGATGTTGTTGGAAAGGCGCTTATACTTGACACACCAATGGGTAAAATTGTGAAAGGACTTTTAGAAGGTGGTTGTCAATTAGGCGTTTCTAGTCGTGGTATGGGAACCGTTGCGAGTCGAAATGGCCAAACCTTTGTTAATGACGACTTTGTGTTGTCAACAGTTGATATCGTTCAAGACCCAAGTGCACCGTCTGCTTTTGTAAACGGCATCATGGAAGGCGTTGAATGGATCTGGGATAATGGCTTATTGAAGGCGCAACAACTTGAAAATTATGAGACAGAAATCAAAAAAGCCTCTTCTGTGCAACTAGCAGAAACACAAATGCGTGTATGGTCTGATTTCCTCTCCAAACTCTAACAATAAGAAAAAAGTAATATATGGAAAATACAACAATTGAAAACACAGAAGATGTCATTGAAGACATCAATGAAGAAACATTACTTTCTCTTGACGAAAACTTAGAGCTTGATCAGGAACAAACTGAGATCGCTGAAGCTAAGTGCAAGAAAGAGGGAGAAGACATGGAAGACGAAGAGTCTGACGAAGAATCATGTGATTCTGAAGAAGGCGAATCTGAAGAAGGTGAATCTGAAGAAGGTGAATCTGAAGAAGAAGATGAAGAAGATGAAGAAGAAATGAACGAAGCAGATTCAAAATATCCTGAAATGGATGATAGTGATAAAAGAGTTGCCAAACAGCTTGACGATTTTTTCAAAAAGGTTAATAGAAGCAAAAACACTTCGTTCCACGGCAGTGGTGTCGATAGGTATTACGATACCCGTGAAAAATTCATATCCAAATATGGTCCTAATTGGCGCCAAAAAGCTGGCCTCATTAAGGGTAAAGAACGTAAAACTAAATTAACGTTTGAAGGCAAGAAAATCGTTGAAGCAGAAGTAAGCTCTGATGAAGAGTTTATGGAATATGCAAAAGAAGTACTCAAAGCCGCTCACGGTGACAAGTACGACGAAGAAATTGCAATGAAAACTGCAAAGGGCATACTTGACAAAGCTGAAGGTGACTACGGCGTTGCTGTAGGCATGCTTACAAGTGGACTTGGTGAAGAGTCTGACGAAGAAGAGATGAAAATGCAAGAAGAAACTACTGAAATCACAGTCGACGCCTCTGACATTACTCGCCTCGTCGAGTCTGAAGAAGGCCTAACCACAGAGTTTAAGGAAAAAGCTACTGTCATCTTTGAAGCTGCTGTGAAAAGCAAAATCAAGGAAACAGAAGAAACACTTAAAGAAAGCTATGCAGTTGCATTGATCGAAGAAGTCGAAGCAATCAAAGAAGAACTTGTTGATAAGATTGACAACTATTTGACCTATGCGGTTGAAAGTTGGGCAGCAGACAATGCTGTCGCTATCGAGTCTGGTCTTCGTACTGAGATTGCAGAAAACTTTATTCAATCACTCAAGACTGTATTTGTAGAAAACTACATCGAAGTTCCAGAAGCCAAAAAAGATTTGGTTGCTGAAATGGAAAGTACAATCGCTAAGCTTCAAGAAGAAGCAGCAGACACCACACAAAGCATCTCAACACTTTCCGAACAGGTTGAACGCCTTACTCGTGAAAAGATTGTTGCTGAAGCCGCAACTGGCCTTGCTGACACTCAAGTTGAGAAACTCAAGTCTCTTGTTGAAGATGTAAACTATACTTCAGAAAGTGCATATCGTAAAAAAGTCGAAACTATCAAGGAATTCTACCTCAAAGGCATCTTAGATGAAACAGAAACATTGGTTGAAGAAACAACTAATGAGTCTTCCTATGTAACAACAGAAACTATCATAGAAAATGAAACAATTGCAGAAGAAACAGTTTCACCTGCAATGCAAAAATACTTGACCGCATTATCCCGTTTGAACAAGGCAAATGAAGCCACTGTTTCAACACAAGGATAAAGGTTCCAACCCCAAGCAAAACAACAACAAACAAAGAAAAAATACTATTATGTTTAATTCAGAACAACTAGAAAAAAAGTGGGCCCCAATTCTTGAGGCTCAAGACGCCCCTAAGTTCAAGGACAACTATCGCAAGTCAATTACTGCAGTTCTTCTTGAAAACCAAGAAAAAGCACTCAAGGAAGAAAATTCCCAAGCTGCTTATCTGTCAGAAAACACTGGAACAGGTGCTGTACAAAACTGGGATCCAGTTCTTATCAGCCTCGTTCGTCGTGCTATGCCAAACATCGTTGCTTATGACATCGCTGGCGTTCAGCCAATGACCATGCCAACTGGCTTGATCTTCGCGATGAAGAGCAACTATCAAAACAAAGACGGCGTAAATACAGAAGCTCTCTTCAACGAGCCAAACACTGCATTCTCTGGTGTTAATATCAGCACCGCACAAGGTGAAGCACTCAGTGGCAATTCTCAGAATGCTACTGATGGTCGTACTGTTGCTGGTGGTGGTTTCGGTAACATGGGCTTTACAGTTGACAAAACAACTGTTACTGCTAAGACACGTGCTCTTAAGGCAGAATACTCGATGGAACTTGCTCAAGACCTCAAGGCCGTTCACGGTCTCGATGCAGAAGCAGAACTTGCTAACATCCTCAGCACAGAAATTCTTGCTGAAATCAACCGCGAAGTTATCCAAACTGTTAACGACAAGGCAATCCTTGGTGGTGTCGGTGGGACTTCAACCGGTGGTGCAGGAAATGGTCAATTTGACCTCGATCAAGACGCTGACGGTCGTTGGGCAGTTGAGAAGTTCAAGTCACTTCTTTTCCAAATTGAAGTCGAAGCGAACGCAGTTGCTAAGACAACACGTCGTGGCAAAGCAAACTTCGTACTCTGCAGCAGCAACGTTGCAAGTGCTCTTGCTGCCGCTGGTGTGCTTGACTATGCTCCAGCTCTTGCAACGAACCTCAACGTTGACGACACAGGCAACGTATTCGCAGGTGTTATCAATGGCCGTATGAAGGTATTCATCGATCCATTCGCAGGCAATGACTATGTAACTGTTGGCTATCGCGGTTCAAACGCATACGACGCAGGTCTCTTCTATTGCCCATACGTTCCACTCACAATGGTTCGTGCAGTTGATCAACTTACATTCCAGCCAAAGATTGGCTTCAAGACACGTTATGGTCTTGTTGCTAACCCATTTGCGCTTGGTGCAGGTTCAGACAACGGCGGCGGTGTTGGCACCGATGGTGGTAACCCATACTTCCGTAAGTTCACTGTAACTGGTATCGGCGGTTCTACTTACAATTCAATCGATATGTAAGTTATTGGTTAATTAACCTTTAAATTAGAGGCTATCCGAAAGGGTAGCCTCTTTTTTTACATAAATACCAGTATGATAGATTCAAATTTATTAGCGCTGACTGGTTTTAAACTTTTTATACACAGCGAAGATTTTAAGCACACTCAATATTTTGCAGTGAGTGCGAGTTTTCCTGCAGTATCATTGCCAGAAGTTACAACGGGATTTCGTAATCTTTCTGGGTTTGTTCCAGGTGACAAATTAGCTTATGATCCTTTAACGATAAGAATTGCAATAGATGAAAAATTGGAGTCATATCGTGAAATTTTTAACTGGATACATTCAAATACCACAAATAAAGAATTGACTGTTCATGACGCGACACTGCATTTTTTAACGAATCACAACAACATATCACGCAGCGTTCGATTTGCAAATGCATTTCCTACAAATATAGGAGGACTAGAGTTTAACGTGCAGCAAACTGAATCAGAATATGCCTATGTAGACGTTACTTTTCGCTATGACTATTTTGAATTTATAGAATGATATATAATATACTATGTTGCAACTTGAAGATATACTTAAATTATGGGAAACTGACAGCGTTATCGATGAAATCAATCTAGATGAAACCAGTGTAAAGAGCGCAAGCCTACACTCTAAATATCTAGAACTTTACAGCATCGCAAAGTTAAATCTTAAAAAGAAAGAACTCGCTATGGCTCATTTGCGCAAAGACAAATGGCTCTACTATAATGGCAAGATGACCAAAGAAGAGATGGATGCTAATGGTTGGCCTTATGATCCATTCGCTGGCATGAGCAAGCCGCTTAAGAGTGATATGGAAATGTTTTACTCTACAGACTCTGATATCATGAAGTTACAGGGTCAGATTGAATATCAGTCTACAATCGTAGAGACGCTTAAAGATATTATGGACAACATCAAATGGAGGCACACTACCATTAAAAATATCATAGACTGGAAACGATTTACTTCGGGAGTTTAATGGCAGATATAGGCATAACTAAAGTTGACGAAACTTCATTGAGAATAGTCTCAAATGATTCTGGAATTCTTATGGAACTTTCCGAACATTTTACATTTTTTGCTGAAGGTTACAAGTTTATGCCGCTCTATCGAAACAAAATGTGGGACGGTAAAGTTCGACTATATGATTCTCGCACTGGTCGTTTGCCGTATGGTCTGCTGTTCGAAGTGTTAAAGTTTGCAAACTCTAGTGGCTACAGTTATGAACTGCATGCTAACATAACAGAACGAGATGTTCCAGAATCCTCCATGTTGTTAGACTATGCTAAAAATCTACACATCACTAGCGGTGGCACACAAATAACACCGCGTGATTATCAGTACGATGCTTATGTGCATGCATGTACAGAAGGACGAGCATTGATAATATCACCTACTGGCTCTGGAAAAAGTTTAATTATCTATCTGTGTGTTCGTTGGTTTTTAGAGCACTACGACGAAAAGGTACTTATCGTGGTGCCTACTACTTCGCTTGTTGAACAGATGACTAAAGACTTTGCTGACTACTCTCAGCATGACTCTTCATTTGACGTCCAGTCAGAAGTACACAAAATCTATTCGGGTAAAGAAAAGCATGATATCTCTTCACGCATCATAGTTACTACATGGCAGAGCGCGATTACTCTACAAAAATCTTGGTTCCAAAGCTATGGCATGGTTATAGGAGATGAAGCCCATCTGTTCAAAGCAAAAAGTTTAAATACGATTATGTCAGCATGTGTCAATGCATGCTATCGCATAGGCACCACTGGCACACTTGATGGCAGTCTATGCAACGAGCGAGTGCTTGTTGGAAACTTTGGACCCGCTCATCGTGTAATTACTACAAAGGAACTTATCGAAAATGATACGCTCGCTGCACTAAAGATTAAATGTATCGTATGCAACCACGCTGATGAACTTAAAAAGGTCATTTCTAAAGCAGACTATCAGACTGAAATAGATGCTATCGTATCTCATTCTGGTCGCAATGCTTTTATAGCGAACCTTGCACTCGATCAAAAGGGAAATACACTCGTTCTCTTCAATCTCGTTCAGAAGCATGGTAAACCTCTTTTTGAACTTATAAGTAGTATCAACAAAGACGCTGATCGACATATATTCTATGTGTCTGGTGAGGTTGACGCAACAAACCGAGAGCATATACGTGAACTGACCGAAACACAAAACAATGCGATTATCGTGGCAAGCGTTGGTACGTTTAGTACAGGCATCAACATCAAAAATCTACATCAGATTATATTTGCTGCGCCAACGAAGAGCCAAATCCGCGTATTGCAAAGCATTGGTCGAGGACTACGAAAGTCTGATGACGGTCGACCAACAACAGTCTATGACATATCAGACAACCTCTCATGGAAAAAGAAAAAGAACTATACGCTGCAACATGCAATAGAACGCACCAAAATATATGCTCGTGAAGGTTTTAACTATAAACTCTATGAGATAACGATGCCATGATTGATGAACTATACACCAAAGTAAAAGATTTGGATATAAGAGTCTTTACACTAACAAGTGGTAAGGCGATTATAGGAGAGGTCGTACACTCTTACGAAGATGGTGTGCAGTTAAACTGTCCGCTAGAAATTAGAAAGGCTCTTGTAAAATCTGGTGTCTATACAGAGATAATGCTGCCTCTTGTAGCGGGCAACGATACAGAAAATTGCATCGTCTATGACCGCAGCATCGAAACTGAATCAGACACGACTGATGCTGTAAAACGTAAGTATACAGAAGCACTCATATATCAAAGATTGCTGCAGTTGATGTCAGATAGCATCAAAGAAGAAGATGAGAATGAAGTTGAAGAATCAGAAGATTTAGGTTATCATAATGTTGACATTGATAAGCATGATTCATCAGAGTCAGACGAAGAAATATGGAATATCTTCTTAGATCGTTGGAAGAATGTATGA